ATGTTCAAGCTGGATCGCTTCCTCGATCACGGCAATTCTGAAATCGACATCTTTTGTGTCAGCCCCCATGGGACGATCTCCGTGGTAAAGCCCCCTCTTGGGGGGCTGTTGAAGGCGCGATAAACGGGGCTTCAATGGGCGTTCTGGAACAGGTCCAGCTCGGGGCCTGGATGCCCGAGCCGACGGTCCAGTTCGTGCTGGAGGGTTTGGGTCAGCCAGTCTCGTTCGTGGCGGACGCGGTCGCGCAGGTAGTCATTGACGGGGCGGCGCAGGCTGTGCAGGAAGTCGAGCACGTCCTCGAAACGCGCGGCGGGGACGTGATCCAGCCGGTTCACGCCCACGTAGTCACGGCAGTGTTTGAGGAACCATAAGCGGGTGCTGTTTTTCATGTGAAACGACCGGGCCAAGTGCTGGGCGGCATGGTCTAGCTGGGCGCGCTGGTCGGGGGTGATCAAGGCCACGGCGGGAACGGATCGGGAGATTTCGTAGTGCCCGGTGCGGCGCAAGGCGGGCAGGACTTCGGACGTGACCCACTTCTTGAATTTCTTGGCCTCCGGCTTGCGGCTGGTGAGGATCAGGGAGTAGAGGCCGGATTCGTTGATGATGCTTAGTGCCTGATTCCCGCCAGGGGTGTCCATACTACTGACACCCTTTTCATCATCATCCAAGCGTTCCAGCGCCATGCGGTTATTGCCGATGGTTAGCGCGGCGCACACGTCAGCCGCAACGAACCACGGCTCATCGCCGCGCATGATGATGCGGATGGATTGAGTGACGAAGCTGAAGATAACCGGAGAAGTAGATTGAGCGGCCATGATGGCCTCCATAGGTTCTAGGATTGCCGCCAAAATGCGCTGGCGGGGTAGGCGCTCCTAACGACCTATGATCGTCCGGGTCCTTACGGATACCCGACGCCTCCCCATTGAGGGCAAGGCACAAAAAAACCGCGCTGACCGGGCGGGTGCGACATAGATGCTAGGAGATTTCAGCTTACGCCGGCGCGGTGCTGGCGTCAAACCCTAGTGCGTCCCTCACTTTTCGGTTGCATATTCTCTGAGCTTGCGAGATATTTTTGTTACATAACCGCCCAAGAGGTGCCGCCATGACCGTCAAGCCGCTGATCCTGGCCCTGTTCGTTTCCATGTCTATGCCTGCGTTCAGTGGGCAAATGTACGAGTGGCGCGATCCCGCAACCGGGCGGCTGATGCTGGGCGATAAACCGCCTAGCAACGTGAAATACTGGAAGGAAGGAGCAAGGGAACCTGGAGAGAAAACAGGGACAAGCGAAGCTGAAATTGAAGCTATGCGCTTAAAAAACAAAGCGATTCATGAAGCGAAGCGCTCCTTGAAATGTGATGGAGACCAAGAGGTAAGAGGAATAAAAATAGGGATGACTGAGGACGACGTGATATTTTGTGTTGGTTACGGACCAGGAGAAATAAACACCACAAAAGGCACTACTTACACCCATGAACAATGGGTTTATAAAGAAAGCATTATTTCGTACAAAACTGTTTATCTATATTTTGATAATGGGATACTAAAAACAATCCAGAAATAAATACCGTATCACACCTCAATCTCCGTCCCGCTCAGATTCGGCGCCGGCCCCTCGATGACCCCGCCACGAACGTAAACCCAATCCCCCAGCGTCGCCGTCCCGCGCGCCCGGATTTGCGCGCCGGACACCAACCCCACGATCACCCCATCGGCCTCGACACTCAGCACCTCGCCCACGTCGGTGGGTGGGCCGGCGGTCAGGGCGACCAGGCGCTTATACGGATTCCAGCTCATGGGTCTCGATCCTCACGATTTGCCGGCATTTCGGGAATTCCCAGTGCGGCGCCACCGACCGGCTCAGCCCGATATGCGTCTGCCCCTGCTCGCTGTACTCGATCAGATTCCCCGGCAGGATGATCCCGGTCTCTTCCAGGACCGGCAGCTTGATCCTGATCAGCGCCTGCCGGCCGGTATCCGCCAGCACCCGCAACCCCCGTTGCCGGGTCATGATGACATCGGTGGCCAGCGGATCGACCACGGTCGGCGCGTGCCGATCCGCCGCCGACCCCGCGCGCTTGACCTTGTCGCGCCGCCCACCGTCCCCGCCGACGACCCACACCGCGTTGTAAGCTGCCTTGTCGCTCCACTCGATGTCCTCGATGGTACAAACATCTTCCGGCAGCACGATGTCCGGCGTGGCGGTGGCCCACTCCCACGGCGGCTTGGGGTAGTACGGCAGGATGTGCAAGATTTCCGCGCTCTCGTCGGCCTGCACGTACCCGCCCCCGGCTTCGGCAATCCGCGTCGCCGCGCCGATGTACGTCCCGGTGTAACTCCACGCCCCGGCCAGCACCGGCCAATCCTCCAGTTGCCAATCCAGCGTCCAGCCCAGCGACACCCCGTTATCCATCAACGCGGCATCGAGAAGCTGTTGCGCGGTGCGGGACTCCGTGTTCATCACCGAAATCGTCGGGCTGGTCGGGTCCGCCAGCCACGCGGCCCGGCCCCGGCCGCCGATCTTGATCGCGGATTTCCCGAACTGCCGCGAGCGGCCCAAGGTCTCCACCACGCAGCGTAGCGGCGTCCCGTTCAACGTGGCGATCAGCTCGACAAACTCCCCCAACGCCGGCGACTTGACCAAACTCAGTTGCGAGCCCGGCACACTCGCCGACCACGTCCACGTCCACGAGCCCGCATCGATGCCGGCGTCGAAATCCAGCGCCAGCACCGGTTCCGACGTGTCGGCGCGAACCAGCGAAAAGGTATTGAGCACGACGTAAACCTCCCGAACCGGCACCACGATGCCGGGTTGCGGCTCTTCGCCCCCGCCGCACGGCGGCTGGGCGACGTTGTTCCAACTCAGGACAATCGGACACGTCAGCGGGCGCGGCGTGTAGCCGGGGATCAGCACCACCGGATCGGACAGCGGCGGCACGATGTAGCGCGGCCACCAGCGGCCTGGATCGGGCCATTTCGCTTGCTGCCAGCGGATCGACAGCCGGGTCGCCGTGACCTGTGCTTGATGGTGCCCGATAGCCAAGCGTAACGCCGTGGGTAACGCCGCTTGCTGCTCTATCCCCAGCCGGGTCCGGGTGCGGATGGTGTCGGCGTGTGGCACCCGCGCCCCGGCATCGAGCGGCAACCCGTGGGCCTGCGGCAGCTCCACCCCCCGCCGGACGCGGATCGCTTCGGCGTGATCGATTCCCGCGCCGGCGCTGATCGGCAATCCGTGGGCGTGCGGCAACCCCACGCCCTGCCGCACTCGCAGCCCATGGGCCGCCAACAGTTCGACGCCGACCTGGATCGGCGTGGCGGGCTGCTCCGCAATCCCTACCCCACGGCGAGCCGCTTGCATCTGTTGTTGCGCCATCGCCAACCTGGTCGCGGTTTTGACGGCCGGCTGGCTCTCGATGCTCGCTCCCGTGCCGTCGGCGTCGGGCAGGGCGATGTCCAGGGTGATCGACGCCGCGAAGATCGCCGAAAGTGACGGCGGTGGGGCCATCACCGCCACGGCCACGGGCTGGATGTTCTCGACCTGCGCCGACCACGAGACCGGTAGTGTCGGCGGCTGGATTGTGACCGCCATCGCGACGGTATTGATCCGCTCGCGCGCCCGAAAAGAGACCGGCAGGGTTGGCGGCGAGATCGTAACTGCCAGGGCGGCGGGCTGGACCTTAGTGCTGGTCGCCGCAAAACTGGGCGGCGCGGGCCGATAGAGAGCGCCGACAAACAGGCTGTTTGCGCCCAGGTCTGGGCGCTGTTTCGCGGAAAATGTGGGGGTGGGGAGTGAGGGCGGCGGGATCGTGGCCGACAACGTCCCCTCGACGACTGTCGCGGTCGCGCCAAGGACAACCGGATCAGAAAGCGCTGGCGGCGTATATCCCGGCGTCAGAACGACCGGATCAGAAAGCGCGGGCGCCGTGTACGCCATGGGTTACGTCGCTGTGATCGTGTACGGACCATGGCAAATTGGCTGACAGCCATCCCCGAAATAAAGCGCGTAATACTCACCTTCAGGGACATCCGCCGTCCAATCGCCGCCCGTGCCCGGCTCGACCAGCTTAACTAATTCTTTTGTCGTCACATCGATAATCGCAACGTAATCGCCAGCGCCGTTGCCTGATACTGTTAAATTTCCGGATGCTGTTGCGTCTAACGTTAAACGTGCTGGAGGAGTAAAATCAGATGCATAAATTCCAAGTCCTTTTATAACCCTGACATCTTGCATGTAACATGATGAATAATATGTGTATCCTTTCCCTATCTCAATAACATTACTATCTACTCTATAATCAATTGTATTTGTTGATTCTTTTTTTTTCACTCCGTTTGCAAATAATCGTAAAGTTCCGCTTATTCGGCATGCCGCTACATGCTGCCAGATTGCTGTTAACAGGACTGATGAGATTTCAGTATCCCAAGCAATATTATGTCTACCGAACCCGAGTGACCCGTTTCTTCCACCAAAAAAGTAATCTACGTTTGGTGACGATAAATATCCGCCGTTAATAAAAAAATAATTTGAAGGCAGGCTATTTGGATATACCCATGCCTCTACCGTAAAATCTCCAGTACCAAAATTTTCATTACTAGAAACGGGGACAGAACAAAGTGATGATACCCCATTAAAGCCCGCACTTCCCCTTTCAATTCCCCATTTATTTGGGGTATCTACAAGCGACACATTCGTATTTGTTACGGTTCTATGTGCCGGAGAAATATCTACGATTGATGGCTTTTCGAACGGCAACAACAAAACAAGATTATCGCTATAAGCCTGCATATTTATCCCTGCACCACTCCGCTCACCAGCCGCGCATATTCGCCGTTCAGAAGCAGCGTCTCGACCAGTTTGATCTCGCCGTCACCGGCTTCATCAGAGACGGTCAAATCCGCCCACCAAGCGCCGTCGCCGTCCAGTACCCGTGCCAAGGCCACCTCGGTTCCAGTGGATGGATTGGCACCATCGATTTGCGCCTCAATGGGCGCGGTCAGTTGAATCTGAAACAGGTCGGTATCGACGGTGCCCGCCGTGGCGGCGAGCGGAATCGAGGCCACCACGGATTCGCTGGGCGTATCGCCCGGCGTGCTCCACGCGCCCGCTGGGTAAAAATCGATTTGCGCGTTGACGGTATTGGCATTGAGCAGCGCCAACCGCGCTTGTAAGGCCGGGATGCGGCAGACAGCAATGACGGCGTTGGCGTGTTTGGTCGAAATATCCATGGATCACCTCAAGGCCGGTCGATATTGCCGAGCGCGTAAATCTCGCAGCCATCCGCGCCGTCGTCGTCGGGTTCGTCGGATTGCTGGATCGAGCGTGCGATCCAGAAATCGGCAATCGCGCCAACCGTGGGGATGAACACAACGTTGCCGTTGGACCAGCCGCCGCCGTTGGCGCGCTGGGGGATTACCATATATGGCGTGCCGTTCTGGCCGTTTTCGTCGCGAGTGCGGGGGTTGATGGGCGCAACGTCAACCGGTGTGCCGCTGATGTAGGGCTCATACGTGCCGCTCCACACTAGCCCGCGATGCTCCCCAATCAGCTCCCAGAGGTTCGATGCGGCATTAGTGCAGCGGAACACCCAGCGCTCGGTATCCGCGCCCTCATTGGTGACCTCAATCGGGTAGTCAATGAGGTTGAGCGTGGCCGTGGCCGCGCTGCCGTAGATCGCATCCCGCCACACGCCATCCCAGCTCGCTTGGTCCCAGGTCGTCTTAACCCGCGCCCGGCGGTCGCCGTGAATCAAACACGCGGCGATAATGGATTCGTCGGCGGGGAAATCATGCGAGAGCGAGCGCGCCAGGGTCAGCCAGCCGCTGATTTGCGCATCGGTGATCATGCGCAGATCGGCAACGGTATGCTTGACGGTCAGCGGGGTGGCGAGCGCGGATATGTCGTCCCAGTAGACGACCCCCAGTTTGCGATCCAGCCCTGACAGGCGCACGCCGTTTGCGTCAACGGCTGTCTGGAGCGCCACGGTGTCGCCGTTATTGTCGTTGATCTTGACCCATCCGATTCGGGTCCGGCCGCACGACAGGATGTAGCGCTGTACAGTGACTTCGACCCCCTCGGAATTCGTGTAGGTGTAATCGCCCAACGTCGGCGTCGCCGGCGCGTTGGTCTGCGGATGCAGAATGACGACGACATCCCCGGCGCGATAGATCGGAACCCGGCCATCGGGAGGTAGCCGGACCGGATCGATACCCAGGATGTCGGCATTGAGGGGCAGGTAGGAATATGCTACGGCGCTGTAGCGGATCGTGCTCGGATCGACCGCGCGCGTCACCCAGGTTGCGCCATCGAGCTGCCCAAATTCGACCGTCGAGACGCCGAATTGATAGTTTGCGTCACCGCGCATCCAGGTCCCGCTGATGACGCCGTCCGCGTCGGCCGATCCGGTGATTTGCTCCCCGTCGTCGGTGACCGCGACGATACTGAGCGCTTCGGGCTTGAGCGGCGCCAGCGCGGCCCGGAAGCTGGCCTCAACAGCCGTCCAGTCGCCGAAGCGGGTCAACAGCGCACTGATCGTCACCGCGCCCGATCCGGTCACGTAATCGGTCAGGGTGGCGACGCCATCCAAGTAGTTCATTGTGCCGGCCGGCGTCCCCGCGCCGGTGGCGGGCGATACGTCGCGGTAGATCGTGCCGTTGCGCTCGATGTAGACGTGGCCGTTCCATGCAAAACGCAACCCGCCCGGCACCAGGGTTTCGTCCAGTAGTCGGGGGATGACCTTGATTTGCAGCGGCGGCAAATCAATCTCGATGGAGACTGCCGTTTGCGCCGCGCCGGCTGGGGTGTACCACACGTTGACGACGCCGGAAACGAAGGCTTGCTCCTCGCTCTCGCTGTGGCTCGTCCAGCCGGACGACTCGACATCGTAGACGTTCTGCGTCATGGCCGGCAGCAAAGGCAACGTCAGTTCGCCGCCACTGTAGTTAGCGCTGCCCCCGCTGCCGATGATTTCGCCGAGGCCGTTGTCGGTGGATCGGTAATCGTAACGACGTACCGACTCCGATGTGATCGTTGTCGTGACCTCCCGGACCACCCATCCCGACGGTCCATAATAGAGATCGACCTGATGAATCGTCTTGTCCCATTTGATCGTGCTTTGCGTGCTCCACAATAGCGTGATGCTGCCCGGCTCCACGGCCTCGCCCAGATCGACGACCGCGATCCCGCCCGGCGCCGAGACGCCGGTGAAGGTCTGCTGGGTCTGGGTGACCCGCTGATAATCCAGGCCGATTTGGCTGTTGGCATCCGGTGGCACGGTGAATTCCAGCCGCAGATCGCCGATCACGGCGCTGGCATAGCCCGTACAGTCACCGCTGATGGTGCCATCGACCGCGACCGTCGCCGTTTTTTCGACCCCGCCGACCGGCCAGGTGATCGTCATCGTGCCCGGCTTAAACGCCTCGCCCAGCGAGTGAGTGACGATGATTTTGGTGTCGATGGCCGCGTTGCCGGCCTGAATGCTGGTATGCACCGGGGTCGCCCAGGCCAGCATGAGTTGACTGCCCACGTCCGGCAGCGCGCCCAGCGTGACCGGCGCCGCCCCGGTGATGTAGCTGACTGTGCCCGCGCCGAACGATGGGTCCGAGCCGCTGACCGTGCCCGCGCCGTTGTCGCTCAGCACGTACCAGTTGCCTTGCGCCATGTACGCCAGCGTGAAGGTACTGGGCAGCGGAATCGGCGCCAGGGTCTCAATCCAGTTGAGGCGGCGGTTTTCGGCCGTGACCGTGATCGCCCGCGTATGCGATTGCATCGCCACGGCGGCGGCGGGGATGTAGCTAATCGTTGCCGTGCCGCTGGCGGACGGGGCCGACGACCCCAGCGCGCAATCGCCGGTGGCGTAGGTCCACAGGCCGACGGTTGTCCCGCTGTGTATCGCGTTGCCCGCGCCATCGTCGGTGATCGTCACGCCACCGACCGTGACGCTAATCGAGCCGGGATACGCCCCGGTGTCGAGCACGATCTTGCCGTTGGGGGCGATGACCGCTCCGGCGACGGTGTAGCTCAGCGTAGTGGCGCGGCTGGCGATCATCGGCGTCTGCTGGTTGGACATCGGCTGATTGACCAGCGATGTCGGCGTCTCAGCACTGGGCACAAGCTGGGCGAACATCGATGTCGCGCGGATTTTCAGCTCAGTGGCTTGCGCGGCCTCGGCGACGCGCGTGCTGCCGTAAAATTTAGCGGCATTGGCGACCGTGGTGTCGCGAATACGGGTCTTGCCGGTATAGTTGTAAGTGTCGTAGCGATTGACGGTGTGGCCGGTAAAGTCATAGAGCAGATCGCCGGACAGGCTCATCGTGACGATCCAACGCACATAATCGCCCTGGTCGTCGGTGAACGTGGTTTCGACCGCGTCTACTTGGATGACTCGGACGTATTGCTCCTGTTCTGTCGATAGCCCTTCGTCTTGCACTAAACAAAGAGTCTTTCCGACTGGCGGGAGCGCGGTATTGACGCGCTGTATGACGCTGATCGCCTGCATGTTCTTGATGTGATTTTCGTTCAGCACGCCATGCCAGAGCGGTCCTTTATAGAGATAGGCTTCAACTCGGTTTGCGGCCTCGGCGCGGGTCCCGAACGGATTGTCAATCGTAAACAGCGCATAACCCAAAGCTGGGTCTGCCGGGAGTCCGGTGATGGCCGTCTTCGCGCCGCCATACAGGTCTGTATCAAGCGAGCGAACCCCCAGAGCAAGCCCGCGTAAATTGAGTCGTCCGTATACTCGATCAAGGTCCGATGGGTCTTCGAACACGTTGTTCATTGCGCCATCGACGACGACTTCGCCGATTGCCGCGCCGCCGCCCTCCGGCACGTCGTCCATCACTTGGGTTCTGAGATAGACGATGTTCTGTTCTTGGATGGCCATGGTTCGCTCTCTATACTGGGTTCACGGCTAGGGTCGCGACCGAAAAGGGGCTGACCGCAGACGGCCCCCTGCCGCGCTCCCGCCTCGGTCTGCGTCTACTGCGGAGACTCTCGATGTCCATCGCTCCCGAACACCTGGCCAACATCCGTTTATGGGTGCTGCAACGCGCCATTGCCGCCTTGGTCATGACACACCCAGACCCCAAAGCCTTCGCAGAAATATTCCGAACCGCCACCGGCTTGGCACAGGTCGATCATCTTCTGGCGCCGGATGCACCCGATGCCTGGAAACAGGAGGCGGCGGACTTTGCGCGAGGAATCGCGGAGCTGGCCGACGCCGAAGTTGCATATCGACGGCAACAAAAAGATCGTGGAGGCTGACGCGACCATATTGGCGGTCCAGTTCGTGTGCGTTCATGCGGAACTCCCTTTGGCGCGTTCAAGTTCGTCGAGGAAACTGGTGGGGTCAGTGGTGGTGGTGGTGGTGAGGCTCTTATTGCCAGCCGTCAGATCCAGCCTGTAGGTCTTGCCGGTGCTGATGCCACCGCTGGCGCTGGATAATGAGGTCGTGGTGCTGGAGGTGGACGAGGTGGTATCGGTGCTGGCCTTGGCATCGGCCTTGATGTTCTTTTCCTTCAACGCGTTCAACTCGGTGAGCTTGCGAGCTTGCTCTTCGTAGAGCGCCACGAGTTCCCGGTTGCCTTCCAGTTCGGCTTGACTGCGCTTGGCTTCGATGTCCGCCAGCGCCTGCTGGTAGTCGAGCTGCTGCTTGAGCAAATTGGCTTTTTCGGTGTCGCCTTGTTCCGCGGCGATTTCGGCATTGAGGCGGGCAATGTTGGCGCGAGCGTCATCGGCCTCTTGCTGCATTTGTTGGAGCTTTTTATTCGCGGCGTCGATTTCGCTTTGCAGCCGGCTCAGTGTTTGCTGATCCAGCAGCTCCATGCCGTTGATGCTGTGTTCGGCCTCGGATACGAGGTTGCGCAATGCGTTGGTGTTGGTGTTGGCTCCGTCGCTGGCATCCTTCAAGCGCCCGGCCAACTCAGTAGCGGCGATGGCTTGTTCCAGGTACGCTTTTCTGGCTTGGTTGGCGATATCGACGTTTCTTTCGAATGCATCCCAATACGGCCCGATGATGTCTCGGTTGTGCTCGATAGCCTGGTTGACTTGCTCCATCTGCAAGCGCAGTTGCCCGAGTTCGCCGCGAAAGTTGTGACCGAACGAATCGCCAATATCGTTGACGCGCAGCATGTGCGAGATCAGCGCGTTCATGCCGTCGGACAGACCGGACAGCTCGCGCAAGGCACCGGTGGCGGCGTCTTCCATGAGTGCGTAGGACTTCGCTTGCTCTTCGGTGGCCTTGGTATCTTCTTTTGTGGCGGCGACGTGCTGTTCCGTGGCCCCCGAGTCTTCATTCTTTGTAGCAATCAGGCTTTTTAGCTTCTCGGTCGCCAGTTTTTTGGTCTCGGCATCACTGCTGGTCGCCGCGACCTCCGCCAACAGTTGCGCATAGCGTAATTTCTGGATCTCTAGCTCTTGTTTCTGTAGCGCGGTCCCCCCACCAATCGACTCAAGGTACGCGGCTTGCGCCTGCACAACCTGCTGTAACGCCACGGCCTCTTGTTGTTTAGCCGCCGCAACCTCTTCGGCCTTCGCCGCTTCAAGCTCAGCTAGCTCCACGCTTTTGAGGGCTACCGTCGCCGAATCGCCCTTAGCTTTCGCTAGCGCAATCTCTGCCCTCAGCGCATCTGCCTGTGCTCGCCCGGTCTGCTCCAGCGCGCTGGTATATGTCCCCTGCTGATTCGCCGCGTCCTGACTGGTCTTTGCCACGGCTTGCAGCTCAACGGCGCTGGCCTTGTGCTGGGCAGCCGCCTGCCCGCTTGCGGTTTTCTGGGCAAGCATGGCATCGGCGAGGTCTTGGCTCGTGGCGGCGGCGGCATCGGCGGCATCGGCCAGTTGTTCGAGGGTGATCTTGCCGGCGAAAAAATCCTGCTGGGCTTGCTGCGCGGCGGTATTGGCGCGTTCGGCGATGGTCGCGTAATCGGCCAGCGACTTGTTGAGGGTCTGGATTTCGGTGGCCGGCAGGCCGTCCTTGAGCCGCTGATTGGCGGCGGCGGCGGCGTCGGTGCTGGTGGTGAGGCGGGCATAGGCGGCCTGCATCTCTCGCCCGTCGGTCGCCACCTGATTGATCAGCTCGGTGGCCTTGGCCTGGAGGCCGTTGGCGGTTTCGCGCAGCTCGTTGGCGCGCTGTTGCGTGCCCAGCCCGATCTTGCTGGCCACCTCTTCCATGTTGGCCAAAGTCTGTACGGCGCTGGCCGCGACCGCCAGCAACGCCGATCCGCCGGTGCGAAATCCAGCGGTCACCGCGTTCCAGGCGATGGTGACCACATCAGCGGCCGTTTTACCTGCGCTAGCGATGGATTGGAATGACTCAGCCGCGCCAGACGCGAAAGACTGAAGGCTTTGCAGCGCGCCTTTGAAGTCGAACCCGGCGATAAAGTCTTGCGCGGCTTGGATGCTATTAACCACGAATTCCTTGATCGCCGCTTGCGCTGGCTTGAGCGCGCCGCCAATCAGATTGGTATTCAGCGCTGCTGCCGCGTCGTTGGCGGCCTTGGTCAGCGGCTCCAGTACCGGATCAAATAGCGCGGTCTTGACGTTATCCCATGCGCTTTGCAGCCCCTTGAGCGCGCCTTTCAGGTTTCCGCCGATGCCATCGGCGGCTTGTTGCGCCGCGCCGTCGGCGCTGCGGAGCTGCCCGGTTAGGTCGTTCAGGGATTGCTGACCTTGCCCGATCAGTGCCCGCAGCCCAGGGCCGGCAGTCTCTCCGAAGGCGAGGATGGCGGCGTTGCTGGCGTCGCCCTTGGCAGCCAATTGCCCGACCACTTCACCCAGGTCGCGGGTGGTGATGCCCAGCGCGGACAACTCCTTGCTCGCGGCGCTGGCGGGATTGGTGAGCTGGGTCAGGATGGCGGCCAGCGCGGTGCCGGCCCGTTCGCCTTTGATGCCGGCGTTGGCGAGCGCCGACAGCGCACCGACGGTTTGTTCCAGGTCCAAACCCGCCGTGCGAGCAATACCGCCGGCGGTGGACAGGGCTTGCGCCAAGGCGCTGGCGCTGGTGGTGCTGACGTTCGCGCCCTTGGCCAGAACATCGGCCATCTTGCCGGCCTGTTCGAAGCCCAGCCCCATGATCGACAGCGAGTCGGAGAGCTTCTCCGCCGCCGCGTCCATGCTGATCCCTTCGGCCTTGGCCAGCGCCAGCACCGGCGGCAGGGCCTGCATGACTTGCGTGGCGTTGAGTCCGGCGGCCGCCAGGGACTCCATGCCTTGCGCGGCTTCGGTGCCGGTCAGCCCAAACTTCGCGCCGACCTCGACCGCCGCTTGCTTGAGCTGCGCCATGCTCTCGGCGGTGTAGTCGCCCTTGGCCTGGACCTTGTCGAGCTGGGCCTCGAATTCCTTGGCGCCGTCCAGTCCCCCGCCGAATAGATCGCCGAACTTCTCGCGGATCTTGCCGGCGACGACGCTGATTTCGGAGTCGAGGAATTTGACGACGTTGACGATCTTCGCGAGGACGCCGCTGGCGGTGTCCTTGGCCGAAATGATGAGCTGGAGCGCGAGATTACGGTCGGCCATGACTATCCATTACTGACCGAAGAGTCACGGCCGCGCTCGTCGATAAATTCGACCGCGCAAACCGTCTCGGAAGCCACCCCAATATCTGGGTGACGTAGCGCGAATTGATCGCCCCATGTGTGCCAGTCGTCCGGGCTTGAATCGGTCAGCCGAACGACAAGGACCGTTTTCCCATCGGGGCGGATGAACTCATACAGCAGCGCGTATCCTGATGGGTTAATTAGTGATTTTTTGGCCATGACAGGTGATCAGACCGTCTGCAACAGCACGGTCAGGGTGTAGGGGTCGGTGTTTTCGTGCGGGGCGATATGACGCACCGGGTCGGCCGTGATTCCCTCATCGCGAAAGGTCACGGCGAAGGTTCGCCCGTCTTCCAGGGTCAGCGTTCCGGTCCAGTCGGGGATTGCGTTCAGCGCTTCCAAAGCGTCAACAGTCGCGCGATCCAGCCAGATGTAGCCGTCGCCCTCGTGCTGGGCGACCAGCGTGATCGGCCGACCGCTCTGCTTGACGCCCAGATCGATGATCGACGCGCCGGTCAGCCCGTATTCGTGCGAACGGGCCACCGGCGACCACTGATATTCGTCGGTCCAGCGCAGGTCGCCGGGCAGCGTCACCCCGCCCAGCGTAATGGCCATGGCTTAGGCGTATTCCCGATACTGATAGGGTCCGGCCTTGCCGGTCGGGACGATGACGGTGCCCTTGAAGGTCAGGCTGATCGGGTCCTTGCTGATGAAATCGATGGCCCCGGACGGACTGATGTTGGCCTGCCAGACCTCGACCTCCATCGCCTTGTTGCTGAACAGGTTGACACCCACGCCCCGAATCGCCACTTGCAAGACCGTGTCGGTGCCGGCGTCGATCTTCTTGCCGGTCCGGGCCGTGGCGGCGGCGGTGTAGCTGACCGTGGAACCGTCGGCGATGGTGCCCGTGCTCAGCACTTTGCACAGACCGCCCGCCATATCCACTTCGTAGTCGGTCCCTTCGGTTTTCCCGGCGATCACGAATTCGGTCAGGCTGTTATGCGACAGCCCCACCCACTTGTCATGCCGGGCGACGAAGTCGGTGGCGGCATCAGTGATCAACCGCGCGGTTTGGGTGTAGGTCGCGGGTGTGCCCAGCATCGCCATGCTGAGCAAGTCCGGGTCACAGTCATCAATAGAAAACTCGATTTCCGTCGGTTTCGGCCGGTTGTAGGAGTCGCCGGCTTGCCCGTAGTTGGTGCGGGTGTAGAGCGTCCTGACGACTTGATCGGGGTCTGGCTGGGTCAGCTTGAGGGTCGTGGTGTTGACCGGGCCGAAATAGCCGACGTTAACGCCGGCACTGAGCCGGGCGATGTAGGGATCGATAGCGACAAGCAAGCCGGACATGGCAAATCCTCAAGTCACGGTGAAGGTAAAGGTCTGGTCCCAGCGCAGCCCCCACAGGGCGACGCGCAAGTTATTCGTGGAACCGGTGTAGAGGTTGCTGGCGTTTAAGGAATTCATGTCGGGCAGCCGCGCTTCTTCCAGCCCCCAACGCTGGCCGGGCACCCACAGCAGCAGGTCGAACGCGGTGTCCAACGCCACGTCGTCGCGGGCCTCGGTCGCGGTGTCCGACCCCAGCACGAACAAGCCCCAGCGCAACGCGCTGCGCCACTTATTCACGCCGGCCGGCTGTAGGCCGGGCAAGGTGGTGCACGCCACCAGGATCACCGGGGCCTTGCTGAGCAGAAATGGCAACTCGCGCTCCGTGAAATTCCCGCCGTGCGCCTCGACCTTAAACGCCGTGTAGCGCACGGTGAGCGCGGCCACGATGGCGTCCTGGATTTCGCTGGGGGTCACAACGTCCCCCGCCCGAAGACACGGGGTTTACTGGACGTGTAAACGGTCGTGACGGCCGCTTGATCGGCGGGGCGCGGCGGCAAAACCTCGCCCTTGGCGATGGCGTCCAACTGCGCCATGCCCGAATCGAACCGTTTGCGCCGGTCGGCAAAGTCGGACTGACTGGCCAGCGCGGTGGGCGTGGCCAGATACAGCGCCAAGTCCACCGCCAGTTCCACCACCCACGTCGGCACCGGCGTGGTCAGCGGCACCGTCCAGCCAATCGCCCGCAGCACCGGGTCGATGAGCGCGTCCGCCGCGACCAGCGCCCGGCCGATAGCCACCGTATCGAGGTTGTTGTCGGCATCGCGCGGGCCGGCTTGCGCCAGCTCACCCGGATAGCGCGCCTCGATGTCGGCTTGGGTGGCGTTGGTCATGACTTAGCCGGCACCGGTGCTGCCGTAGGCCAACTGCCAGAAACCGTATCCGCCCGCCGCGCGCGCCTCGGCGCCGTACTTGAACTTCTTGCGCATGAACACGTCGTCGGCTTGCAGATCGGTTTGCTGTACGAAGGTCGGGGCCTTCCGTTCCTGGTAGATGAGCGGCTTGACCGGCTTTTTGGTGTCCAGCAGGTACCATTCGGTATCCGTGGCCAAATCCGGCACGACCAGCAGTTGCGCGGTCCCCTTGTAGGGGTTGACCTCGCCATCATCCAACCGCTCGCTCATCAGCAGCGCGTTGCCCACGTCTTCCAGGGCCGGCGGCACCACCAAGGTATCGGGGATCACGTTCAGCGAGCGACCTTCGTCGTCCTTGAACTTGCGCATGGCGGTGCGGGCCGCGCCATAACTGGCGAGGGCCGCCGCTTGGGTCGCGACCGACAGCGCCGTCGTTCCCTTGTTGCTGACACTCGCGCCGGCCACCTTGTGGGTGGTCGCGAAAAAGGTCAGACCATCGAACCCCTTGCCGGTAAAGTTGAGCAGCGAGAACACCAACTCGTCCGGGAATTGCGCGGCGGCAAAGCCGGCCGACTGCGCTTGCGGCGCGTAAATGCCGAGCGTGTCGTCTTCGATGTGATTGCGATCCACCTCCACGGTGGTCTCCCAATCCTCGTTGACGACCGTGTAGCTGAAGGCTTCCAAGCTCTTGACGTGCTTGTCGCCGATCCAGCGTTTCATCTTCGGAAACTCGGACAGCCACTTGTAGTCGTTCTGCGCGCTACCCGATGGCGCGCGCATGGCGATCCTGGCCCATTGCGTGGGCGCGGCGGCGAACGCGCGGTTGAATTCCGTGCGCAGATTGGTGAATACCGCATTGAGCGTCGAGGCATTGACGAGCATGAAGGGGCTCCTTAATCGATCCAGACCCAGACGCCGGCCGAATCCAGCCCCATGACCTGGCCGGCGACGGATTTACCGGTGGAGGTGTGGCTGACGGTCTGGTCGTCGGTGATGTAACAGGACTTGCCCAGATCGCCCTGCACGACGGGGTCGCTGCCGTCGTTGGCGAACTGAAACGCCTTGCCGCGCCGCACGAGCACGGTTTTATCGCCGGCCGATCCGGCATTGACCGCCTGCTCCTCGGCGCGCCCCAGGGCGGTCAAGGTTGTGGCGGTGCTGCCGGGCACGGCGTAGCCGCTGGCATTGGCCGCCACCAGCGATCCCGCATAGATCGTGGTCGCGGCGGCCATGGGCACCGCGATCAGCTCGGCGTCCTGGTATGGGGTGTTGCGATCAGCGGCCAGGGCGGTCATTGCAGTCCTCCATATTTCCTCAAGTCGTCAACGCTGTTGCCGAATATCGCCGAGACCTGTTGCATCTCGGCGTTCAGCGCCACGTCCGTGCCACCCGGCGGCTTGCCGTCCAGGTTGGAGCCACCGCCGATCACCGCCGGGGCCTTGGCCAGGAACTTCTCGAATTCGGCGATGCCGCTTTCGGTCTGGCACATGGCCTTGTAGTAGTCCTGCGTGGCGGGGACGATTTGGCCGGCGTTCAGCGCCTTGGCGATCAGCGCATCCACCTTCTCTTTCCGCTGATCGGTTTGCAGCGTCTGGAGCTGCTGCTCGGCGTTGGTGGCGCGGGCCAGGGCGGCGTCGTAGTCGCCGCGCGGCACGAACTTTTCCAGCGGCGGGGTTTCGGCGCGATTCAGCGCGGTGGCCAGTTCGGCGCTGGTGGTGGTCAGGCGCTGCCGGATCGCGGTGACGGCGGTCACGGCATCGCTGTCGGTGGCGGCCTCCGGCAAATCGAGCGCCCGACACAGGGCGGCGGGTAAGGGCATGGGCGATTCCTCGCGGTTGAGGGCTTTCATGGGGAGATTCGGTTGATTGGTGAGGCCAGCGCTGTTCAGCGCGCGGATGCGACCGCCGGTCTTTTCGTAGCTGAACACCGGGGAGAGATAGCGGTATTCGCGGTCGCGGATTTGCTGAGCCGCGCGGGGCGTCCACTCGACATGCCCCCAGATCGCGCCGTCCCGCACCTCCAGGCTGGAGATCCAACCGGCGGCGGGGGCGTCCAGCCCTTGCGGGGCGCGGTGCTCGCTGGCGTGCTCCCAGTCGATGACCAGCGACTTGCCGCGCTGTTGGATGGCAGTGACCAGGGCGGCCGGATCGTCCAGGGTCCAGGCGCGACCGTCGGTGCCGACGATGTTCGGCCCGGCGGGCAGCAGTTGCACCCAGTCCGGCGGGGTGGCGTCCAGGGCGATGTTGAGGGCGCGCGCAAGGTTCATGGGCCGCATGGTGCCCATCGCGCGGAGGGAGGGATATTAAAGGGCTTTAAAACCGATTTTGAGGCGGGTTGGCGCCGTTGCGGCGCTCAGGGTGATTATGCGGGCTTCGATCCCCGCCCGCAATCGCTCAGACCGCGTTTAAAAACGCCGTGGCGCGTTTAAAGATTTTTGGGAGGGGTAAGGTAGCGGCTGCTAGGGTTGCGCGCCTAAAAACGGCCTCTCACGCGGCCGGCTGGTCGAAAAACCGCCGATTTCGGCGCGGAAATGTCCCCGTTAATGGGATGAAATTTGAAAAAGTTGAGTGTTAAACCGGGGTTAGGCGTCATGCCGGCAGCAACCAATCGGCCAGCGCATCGAGGATCATCGCGCTGTCGTCATCCGACAGCCCAAAAATCTCGCGGCCAGGCAGGTTGATTTCGGGCCGGCCGAAGTGCTGGGCGGCGGCATAGATCAGCGGCGAGCCGAGCCGCAGTTCGTCTTTGGTCGCGGAGTAGTTCAAGGTCCCGCGCAGGTAGCCGTTCAAGGTCAGGATCAGATCCGGGTGCTTTTTCTTGCGCTTCTTGTAGTCCGGCGATAACTGCGCCCAGGGCGAGCCGTCGGGCGCGGTCTGGGTCGTGAAGCGCTCGCGGGTGCTGTTGAGCAACGCCTCGCCGATGTCGAGGAAGAACGGCCGCAGGTTGCCCAGGCGATCTTCGAGCGCGCGCAACCCGTCGCGGATTTCGCGGTCGTCGATTTCGATAGTGAGGACATCGGTGGCGCCGGCCATGGGAGGGTCTCTTGAGGTTTCGGGTCGTCCCGCGTAGGATACCACCCCGGAGCGTCGAAACTCCTTCGCAAAGCGGATTCCGCACCCGACAGACTTGCGGTTTTTTTGTGCCCCTCGATTTTGGTCGGGAGGGGGCGTGAATATGTTGAATAGCGCCCGCCGTCTTTGCGCGGTTTCGAACCTCCCGGCCGCCCTACTGCCTAGGGAATTTCGAAGAACGCAAAGAGGTAATACCCATGTCTCAGTTGATCCCCTTCAGCTTTGAATCGAAGTCCATTCGCGTCCTGAGTCTGGACGGCTCCCCCTGGTTCGTTGCCAAGGATGTAGCCGAGGCGTTGGAATATTCTTGGAAAGGAAAAGGCACCATCGGTCATGTTCCAGAAGAATGGAGGGGGATCTGTTCTGTCCAGACCCCCTCCGGCATTCAGGAGATGGCTACTTTGTCCGAACCCGGACTGTACTTCTTCGTCAACCGCAGCGACAAGCCCAAGGCGTTGCCGTTCCAAAAATGGGTTGCGGGCGACGTGCTGCCCTCAATCCGCCAGACCGGCGGCTACGTGGTGCATCCAATGCCCACCCCAGAGCCCCGGTCCACCCCGGAAACCGTGACCCTGACCAAGGACGAATACATCGACCTGCTCAAGGCCCAGATCGCCCTGAACGAGGCCCTGCCTCGGCGGCGGGCGCTGGAGGACGAGGAGAAGGCGGAAATCCTGGCGCTGCGCGATCAGGGCTGGACGCCGACCGCCATCGGCCGGCGGGTGGGCCGCCCCACCGGCAGCATCGAAACCTTCTTGCGCCGCGTGCGGCTGGGCTTGGAGGAAGAGTCATGAGCGGCAAGAGCGACGAGCGGTTCGATTTCATGCTAAAGGCCATGGAAGCCCTGACCGCGTTGCTCGACGAGGGTGACGTTCGCGGTCTGGGCCGGGCGGGCCGTCAGGCGATTCTGGATCGCATTCGCGCCCTACGGCCGGAGGAATTCCTATCCACGCCACCGGGAAGCGCCCAGATATTCCGCTTCCCGACCGCTCGGCGCTAAGCGCCATCCTGCCCCTTGAGCCCGAGGGGCAGGCATCACCCCAACCCCAGCGCCGCCGCCAGTTCCGCGAACAATTCAGCGGCAATCACGGGTTTCAAGAAATCGAGCACGGCACGCCCGACGCTGGGTCCCCACGCCGGCCGCTTTTGCTTCAACAGCTCCACCAGCTCGGTATTCTGGTTCGCCCCCGGCGCGTAGTCCCAGCCTCGATCCACGCCCTCCGGCACGGTGTATTCCTCGCCGGTGGCGGGGTTGACGCGGGTGACGGTGCGGTTGTAGGGGATGTCGGTGGTGGAGGTGACCGTGAGCCCATGTTTTTTCAGGTCCCGCTCGGCCAGGGTTTCGACGTAGCACTTGCAGCCCCAGCCGCACGGCGGGTAGTGCGTGGACCACCAGGGGTCGTCATGCCGCAAGATCACGCCGTCCCAGGCGAGGTGCTCCGCGCGCGGTACCACACTGGCCGGACTATGCCGATAGCGCCAGTAGGGGCGGCGCTCCGCGACCTCCTGCATTTGCCGATGGCGGCCGGCGGCGTAACTGGTGAAGAGGTTGGTGTCGTAGATGGTCCGTGCCCGCCACGCCCGGCCGCCCTGGCTGTCCTCGCCGGTCCAGCCGGTCCAGCCGCGCTCCGCGACGATGCGCTCGAAATCCTTGCGGAAGGTCTCGAAGGTCGTCCCGTCGGCGATGGCTCGATCCACCGCCGCGCGCAAATCGGCCAGCAAATCGGCCTGCATCGCCCCGGCAACCACGAACGCCCGGTCGTGGGCGGCGCCCAGCAGGTCGTCCCAGCGCTGGGTCGGGAGATTGAGCTTGGCGCGGAAGAAAGCCAGCGCTTCGGCAAACGGGAGAGAGCCGTAGTTAACGGGCATCGTCGGCTATAAGCCTTTTTGCTCGGATATAGAGGCAATCGGAGAAATGATCACCAATCCGGCCATCACAATAAAAACAGACTCGTCCTTCGTCGCACTCCGAACGGATATACGGGTTTAGATCAATAATCTCCGTCAAAACCGACTCTAGCGCGTCGATCCTATCCCGAAGTGCTTCTGCGTACATTACGGTTTTTTCACTCATGTCCCGCCTCCCAATACCCCGCTGCATCCGCCACGGCCAGCGCCTGCCCCATCAACTCGGCGAACGCCTTGCCGTCCAGCTCTGGATAGAGCCCCAGCAGCCGCTCCCGGAAATCCATCAGATCGCCGGACGCATTCAGCGCCGCGCGGACCGATTCGAGCAGGGCATCGAGGAGCGGGTCGGCCTCACGGCCCAGGCGTTCCACCAGCGGTTCGGTAGGATCAGCGGCGTCGGGCGGCGGTTGCGCGCGGTTCGTGGCGCGATTCATAGCCGGGATGTCCGGCGGGCTGTCCGCCCTAACCCCGAGTAATTTCGCGCCTTTCGCGGGGTCTGGCAGTCCCCATTTGTCGCGGATTACGCTTTGCTCGACTTCCAGCCCCAGCGGCACCAGCTGTTCCAGCATCGCCGCAAGCCCCGCCAGATCCTCTTGATCTGGGACATAGAACTGAATCTCCGGGTATGCGGCTTGCGGTCCGAAATTGAGGTCGATGAACGGCCGCACGAGCTGTTCATTGTTGGTATTGCTCAGTTCGCTCGCGTCGCCCTCCAGAATGTCGCGACGCACATCGCTGGCGTACTGCTCCCCGCCCAACTGGCCAGAGGTCGAGTCGGCGGCATCGGACCGGCCCAGCACCGCCTTGGAAATCAGCTTGTCCAGCCGGGCGGCCAGGCGCTCGAACAGATCGGCGCCCCCGGCGCCGGATGCGGCGTCCACGAAATCGATGCGCATCGAGTCCGGCAGCACGGCGGCGGCGTCCGAGCCCAGCCCGGACACGGCGGCGATCAGCGTGTCGATGTCGTCCTTACCAGCGCCGGGACCGTAGCGGCCCAACCGCAGCGGCATCCCGAACACCTCGGCGAACGCCAGCCAGTCCTCTTGCGTGAAGTTTCCGCACATGTACGCCACGGCCACTAGCCGCACCAGGCCGTTGCGGATCGGCAGGCCCATCTTGAGAGCCGGCTCGTGGACGATGAATCGATAGGGCGGCAGCGGGACGCCGTTGAAGGTGTCGGCATCGTCCAGCATCCGCAGCTCACGGCCGGTCACCCGGTCGTACGTAAAATGACGCGGATCGCGCCAGGCGTAAGCGCGGCGGATGCGATCCTGATCGCGCGGCGCCCAGGGCGTTTTGGTGGTGTCCCAGCGGATTTCGCCGACCGAATAGCCTTTGCCCAGCGCGTCCAGCAGCGCGGCCTGCAAGCGCCCGAAGGCCGGGGATTTGACCAGATGGGTTTCCACCGCGTCCCGCAGTTCCACGTCGTGCGGATCGTCGCTGGCGGCCTCGACCCGGCGCGGCAGCCCCAGCACCGCGCGCTTGCGCGTGCCGAGCACGGCGGCGTACTGCGGGCAGCGCTCCTCCATCTCTTCCGCGAGGGTGAGATAGGCGTGCGCATCGCCGTTGTCCGCCGCGCGAATGATGCTCGCCAGCCGGGCCGGCGTCAGTCCGGGGGCGACGCTGTCGGCGTAGCGGCGGCGCACCCCGGTGAGGCTGACGCTGGCGATTTCGCGGGTCAGGTCCGTCTTCGCGATGGGGCGGCCGTCGGGGCCGAGGATTTTCATCGTTTACCCACCCCAGAATCCGCCCCACCAGAGGATCGCGGCCATCACCATCACTTTGGCGACGGTGAATGCTCGATACTTCGGTACAGCGCGCGCCACTTTCTCCAAGTATTGACGGTCGTTGATGTTGACATGGGAGGTCAACCCGGAATAGCCGGCTAACGCCAGCCATACCACCATGATGACTTGCGGTGCGTGCATGGATCAGCCCTCCATCGCCGGCGCTTTCAGGTGACGCTCCAGCACGTAATCCGGCCCCGACTCAGGCCCCGGCACTCTCATGAGCGACTCCTCGATGGTCTCACCCCGCAAAAACCGACCATGTGGTTCCCCCATGGCTTCGGGGAATTGCACGTCCGACAAATCCGCGAACGCCTGCATCCGTTGGGTCGCGAGCCGCACCATGCCGTTGAGGATGGTCAGCGACTCGATGAGTGTTCCGAACGCTTGATTCAGCTTTTCGATCCGTTCAGGATCAATCCCTTCGATTTCCAGCAAAGCGCCTTGAATGATTTCATCGGTCATCACAGCATGCCTCGTGTAACCCCGTGGCGGGAAAAAAGGCTGGGGCGGTCGTCATGGCGTCGCCCCAGCCGGTCGTGGTCCCGATGCGCGGCGCGGAGCGGCACCGGGGTGTAGTCGAAAACCTCCGCCGGCTGCTGGCTGGCGTAGTAAGCCAGCGCCAGGGCGATGGCGGCATCGGCGTGGCGGGGCTTGCCGTCCGCGCCCTTGCCCTTGTAGGTGTCCGGGATGCGGCCGACGCCCTTGACGAGCTTGATGGCGCGCAGATCGTCGCGCACGTCCACATCGCGCGGGACTTGGATGGTCCCGTCCTGGAACGCGGCCTGGAACGCCGGCATGTTCGTGCGGTACCACTCTTCCGAGAGCATCACCGGTTCGACGCGGGCTTGGCCGTATTTCTGCCAGGCGGACTCGGCCAGTTGCTGACCATTGCCGCGCGCGTCGTTAGCGCCCTTTGCAAAACGTGGCAGGCGATCGAGCACATGAAACAGGATTTGCTCTTGCTGCTTGAACGGCACGTTGCGCAGCTCGACCAGAAACGGGCAGCGGCGGACCAGGTTGGATTCGACGGCGAGCGTGGCGATCACCGATAGGTCCACGCTGCGCCCGAAATCCATGCCGTAATGGTGCGTTAAATGCGGGTTTAAGGCGCTTAAAACGGGGTCGAGATAGCCCTCGATCCAGTCTTGGCAGTCGCGCCAGCGGCGGTGGTCGTCGTAGGTCGCGAACTCGTTCGAGCAGACCCAGCGCAGCACCGGCGCATCGTGCATCCGCGCCTCGATCAGGATGCTCGACAGGAACGCGCCCTCGCCGCTGGAGGGGATGACATCCAGCTCCTCGCCGCTGGCGTCGCCGTAGAGTTCGTAGACCTCCTCGACCCAGGCGGCCTCGGCCTTTTTGCTCCAGCGCTGGCCCATGCGGGCGCACACCCGCTGATACAGCCCTTCCTTAACCGCCTGCTTGAATTCGATGCGATGGACGCTGGCCTTTTTGCCGCGCTTGCCGGCGCGGGTGTCGTTGATGAGCTGGTTGAACGGATTATCGATGCCGTTGTGGGTGCTGATCACCCGCACCGATCCGCCCCAGATCAGCAGCGCCAGCGCGGCCTTGAGCAACTCGTCCAGCTTATCGTGGAACGCGGCCTCGTCGATGACCACGATGCCCTGTTTACCGCGCAGGTTGGTCGGGCGGCTGGACAGGGCGACGATGCGGAAGCTGGACGGGAATTTGATGGTGAGGGTCTTGATGTCACGGTCGCGGTCAGCCTCGTCGTCCCAGATGCCTTCCTCGATTTCACCGGCGGCGTAGTCGAAGGCCCGCGCCCACATCGCACACGCCTGGATGTACTCGATGGTCATGTCCAGGTTGTAGGCGATGTAGTAAGCGTTCTGGCCGCCCGCGTCGCGCGCGGAAGCCGCCGCGAGGACGTTGTCGGCGGCCTCACCCCAGGTCAGGCCGGTGCGGCGGGATTTCTCGGCGATCTTCAGCGGGCGCTTGTCGGCGATCCAGCGCTGCTGGTAGGGCAGCATCACCGGCGGGGTGGCGGCGCTGGCGGTGTTGGGGAGGATGAGGTCGGTCATTTTTTGGGCGACTGCTTCAATCTGCCCAGGCAATAGGCTCGTCTAGCCCATGGCGCCCACCCTGCCATCACCTTCAATAAATCACCGAAATATATACCGCGAGCCTCGTGGCTCCTGCCCAACGCCTCAAAATATCGTTTTCCAGCAAGTGGTCGCTTGGCCATGCTTAACCTTTGTTGACATGCCGCTTGCTTGCCCGGCGCTTTTTGCGCGCGGCACGGCGGGCGGCGGGCACGCCGGACCGGCCACGACGAGGCGGCGGTAGGGGCACAACGGGACGACTGAGGGCATCAAGCCAGCGCATCCAATTCCAATCGATCATGCCGCGATCCCCAGGATTTCCCGGCGAATGGCATCGGCGGATTCGGCGGATAGGCCGCCCTTGCGGGTGATCTTTTCGACGGCGGCGGCGGCGGCTTCGGTTCGTTCGCGGACCTGGCCGGCCCACTCCTTTTGCTTGAGCGACGCGCGCGCCAGGTCAGCCATGGCGTGGGCGGCGTTGCCCAGCAGCTTGACCCGCGCCCCCGCGTCTTCGGCGTCGTCGGCTTCCTGGAGGTTGACCAGCAGGTCGAACATCTCGGTCTGCACCAAGTTGAGGACGGCGGAACTGAGCGCGCCGGCTTCGTCCGGGACCGATTCCGCCAGCAGTTGCGCGGCTTGAGTGCTGGCCTTGATCGCTTCCAAACGGCGCTTGAGTTTCTGGCCGTGCTTGTGCAGCACGCTCTTGCTGATCTCGTAGCCTTGCGCTTCCAGCCAGTCGGATAGTGCCTCGTAACCGGCAAACGCGCCCTGGATCAGACGGGATTCGAATTCGCGCCGCAGCTCGTCCGGCAACAGCGCGACCTTGGAGGGCGGGGCCATCAATCGCCCCAGTATTTCGCCGGGCGGGCGATGCCCGGCTCGCATTCGATGGTGTATTCGGCGATGTCGGTGCCGTGCCGGGTGAGCTTGGCCCGCCATTGCGGACCGTCGCGGCCGTCCAGGTGGATCAACTCGCGTTCGGCGAGGTAATCCAACTCGCTGCGCAGCTCCCGAGCCGTCACGCCGGGAATCGAATCGCGGGCCGTGGTCAGGATCAAGGATTCGCCCGCGCCGAGCGGGCGGGCGGCATTGAGGGCCAGCAGGATCAGCCAGCGCAGGGTTTCCCGCCGGCCCTTCTCGAAATCAAGCGTGTGCATCGAGTTGCTCCTTGATCGGGCAGCGCGTGATGTCGCATTCCACCAGCCGTGTCACCTTGTCGCCCACCGCGTCAAGGCGATGAATGATGCCGACTTCGCGCCGAATGGCGTCGTCGCGGCGCTCATACTGATTCGGCAGATCGATCAGCAACTGCATCAATCGACGATCGGTCTCCGCGTGGCGATTCTCCAGCGCGACAAAGTTGGTCTGCCATTGTTCCGACGCATGTTTCCGCGCCTCTTCCGCCGCCGTGAATCGAGTGTCCAACCGCTTGTCGATTTGCGCCAGCAGCAGCCGGCCCATGGTGATTAGCAGCATCACCAGGGCAAACAGGCAGGTGCCGAGCACCCCCAGCCATTCGGCCGCTGTCATCGAGAGCGTCATGCTCATGCCGAATCCTCCGCCTCGGCTGGCCCCTCCAGCCGCGCGGCGTCGGCCCGGCGGTACTCGTCAAGCATCGCTTCGAGCTGCCGGCAGTACCGGTCCGAGCGCGACCAGCCCGTCCACAGCAGGCCAATGACGGTGGCGGTGGAGACCACGACCGGGATTCCCACGCCCACGATCACAACGGTTTCGATCATTTCGCGCGCCCCCGGATCAGCCGGTTTTTTTCGACTTGACGAGCTGCACCGCCGCCTCAAGCGCGAGGTTGGTCAGCGATGAGCCGACGGCATCCACTTCTTGCTCGATGCGATCGAGCGCCCGCTGGCGCCGCTCCGCGCCGCTCAAGCCGGGCGTGAGCGCCGCATCGGCCACGGCCTGGAAAATCTCGGCCCAGTTCGTCGAGCCGATCAACTGCTTGATGACCTGGATCAACAGCGAAATCAGAATGCTTTTCATCAGAATGCCCTCTCACACACCATGCCGACGCTTTCAATCGCGTCCAGAACGCCCCCGCTCGACAAGCTGGCGGCGCACGTCTTCATTTTTGCCGCTGGCTGGCAGCTCATCGCTGTCGCGCATCCAGCGCCAGCGAGGGTCAGCCCAAGCATCACCACGACGCAGGTACGGGTCGTAAAGGATCGGCAGCACCCAGCCATCCCGCAGCTCCTTGTTGTAAACCAGGAATGTCGCCCCCTCCGGGGTCTCCATCGTCACGCTGAGCAAGCCGTTGCGAATGCAGCGTAGCCGCGGGTAATACCCCCCGGACGGCGTGACGCAGTCCACGTAAATCGCCCCGGCGGCGAAGGTAGGCCAAGTCCGAAAACGGTTGCAGATCCGCCGCCATAGACCGGTCGCGAGGTTCAGCATGAACGGCATCAGCACCGCCGCGACAAACAGCGGCGCCCAGTTGGCCTTGATGAACTGGATCAAAGCGTTGAAATCGAACAGGTCATTCATGGACGGCCCCAACGTTGTTCGAGAAATGCCGTGCGGCGACGGACCAGCCCAGGCATCACGCGCCCACCCGCTTTGCGGATTGCCGCTACACCGCGTTTCGCGCAAGCGTCATCGCCGCGCTTGAAGCACTTCAGCGCCGTGGAGCGCTGAAAGAGACCGCAGCCACCATTGAAAGCGAGATCCGTAAACGTGTCGAAAATGCCTTGGTTGATCGTTTCCCAGTCGAGCGCTGCGTTGACGCACTGAACCGAAGGAAGCAAATCCTCGACGAACAGCTCGCGAATTTCGGCCTCGGTGAGTTTTTTACCGACCTGGTAGTCGTCATCACCGGTGACCAGGTGCCCGCAGCCCGCCGTCGGTAACCCTCCTGGATCGCGATACACAGCCACGCGGCAGGACTCAAACTGCATTACAAGGTCAACGCCGCGCTCGGAAATCGACATGCCCCGATCCCCCACCTGCACCGCCACGGCGGCGGCGATGGCGGCAGC